GATTGGGGAACTGCAAGTGAAATAGAAGAATATACGGTTACGTGGACATATGATAAATGGATGCCGGGAACAAAATCACCAAAATCACCAGTTCATCATTTATTCCCTGGCGATGAACACCAAAGCGAAGGATAATATAGGAGAATATAATGGCATTTGAAATATTTGGTTTTAAAATAGAAAGAAACAGTCAGGAAACGGCAAACGCCAATGTTCCTGCATTCACACTTCCAGAAAGTGATGATGGTTCTCAAATGGTATCGGGAGCGGGCGCCGCTGGTTACTCTCTCGATATGGATGGACAATATAAGAATGAGGTAGAACTTATTCTTAAATATCGTGATATGTCTCAAATGTCCGATTGTGAGATTGCAATTGATAATGTTATAAATGAAGCCATTGTTTCTGATGATATCCTTCCCTCAGTATCAGTTGTTCTCGACAAAACAGATCTCACAGACGGTATTAAGAAAAAAGTTCGTACAGAATTTGATACTGTATTAGATCTTTTGAATTTTAACAATTATGGTCATGATATTTTTCGCAGATGGTACATTGAAGGAAGATTGTATTATCACATTATGATAGATGAAAATGACCCAAAACGTGGTATTATAGAACTCCGAAGTTTGGATGCTACAAAAATTAAAAAAGTTAAAAATGTTAAAGTAGAAAAAACAGCCGATCCAAGAAAAGCAAAAATAGATATTGTTCCAACGTACAATTACAATGAGGCTGGATTGCATAATCGATCCTCTCAAGGTATTATAATTTCGGGTGATAGTATTGCATATTCCACTTCTGGTTTATTAAATCCTCAAAAAAATACAGTAATGTCTTATCTTCATAAGGCAATCAAACCACTAAATCAACTCCGAATGGTAGATGATGCAGTTGTTATCTATCGTATATCACGAGCACCAGAACGCAGAATTTTCTATATTGATGTAGGAAACTTACCAAAATTAAAAGCAGAACAATATATCCGTGACATTATGACACGTTACAAGAACCGATTGGTTTACGATTCGGATTCTGGTGAGGTCAAAGATGATCGCAGACATCAATCAATGTTGGAAGATTACTGGTTGCCTCGTAGAGAAGGTGGTCGGGGAACAGAAATAACTACACTTCCTGGCGGAGAAAATCTTGGTCAATTGGAAGATGTAGAGTACTTTCAACGAAAATTATACAAAGCAATGCATGTTCCTGTCTCACGACTTGAAGCAGAGTCGGGATTCTCTTTGGGGAGAGAAAGTGAAATTACAAGAGATGAATTACTTTTCAGTAAATTTATCAAAAAGTTGCAGACAAGATTCTCAATTTTATTTGATGAAATAATGGAAAGACAGTTGATTCTGAAAAATATTATGACTGCTGCAGAATGGGCCAAGATTAGAGATAAGGTTCATTACAGATTTGAAAAAGATCATTATTATTCAGAATTTAAACATCAAGAAACTATGTCTCAACGTGTAGATCTTGCAAGAAACATGGAAGATTTTGTTGGAAAATATTATTCTCAAGAATGGTTTCGAGCAAATGTTCTCAGACAAACAGCAGCAGAAGTTGAGAAACAAGATGAATTGATGGCAAAAGAAGCAGAAGAAGAGGGTGGAGGTGAAGAAGAAGGTGGAGAAGAATATTAGAGGGTTACACCTTTAAAAGTTTATAAATATTAATAGATAATTTTTGGAGATAAAATGGCAGAACAAGCAGCACAACAAGATTTTAAGACAGTAGATATTATAGATTATTCAATGCAAAGTAGTCCTACACAGGTTCACGATGCATTTGATCAAATAATTACAAGTAAAGTGATAGATGGACTAGAAACTAAAAAAAGAGAAGTTTCTGCCAGAATGTTTTCGGACAAAGAAGAAATTTCAATCGAAGAACCAGAAATAGAAGAACCAAAAGTAGAGGTTCAGGCGGAACCAGAACCAGAAACAACGGAGACACAATGAAACTATTAGCCGCAAAGACTGCCACAACTGCTACAGAATTGAGTTTGGGTAAAGCAACAGCGTTGCGGTTTACGCATCAGCTATTTCAATTATTTCAGTAGTCAAAAATGATGGAACTGAGGGGGGAACCAGTGGAACAGTTCAAGGTTCTATTACTGTACCAGCTGCTTCATTGACCGTTATTCATAAAGAAACGGATCAATTTATATTGGCAAATGTGACAAATGGAACATATACTGTAATTGCAGATGGCGGCCCGCAGAGATAATGATGAAAACATACAAAGAGTTTAGAAAATCAATAGGTTTTCCTGTTAAAGAGAGAAAAGTCGAAGAGGTAATTCGGTCAGAAAAACCTTTGAAAGAAGATGTTGTAGATCAATTGAGATCTGTTGTAAAAAAGAAAAAAGAATCGGATATTAAGTTTAAAAGTGGTACATCGGTTCCAATTGACCCCGAATCCGCAAAAGTCATTCTGAAAACCTTTGACACACTAAATAGTTCTAAGAAGAAAAAAATGCAAGATAACATGAACAAAGATACAAAATCTTTCTTAAAAATCTTGGATTTTGCATTCAGTAACGCAAAATAGGATAAACAAATGAAACTTATATGCGAATTACAAGAATCTGTAAATTATGAATTTATTGAAGAGGGTGCTAAACCTAAACAGTACTTCATTGAAGGTATCTTCATGCAGTCTGAAAAAAAGAATAAAAACGGCAGAGTATATCCCTTACCCATTCTTGAAAAAGAAGTAAATAGATATGTCAAAGAATATGTAGAACCAAAACGTGCATTTGGAGAACTTGGACACCCTGACGGCCCAACGGTCAATCTTGATCGTGCATCACATATGATTACTTCCTTAGTTAAAGAAGGTAAGAATTTTGTTGGGCGTGCAAAGATTTTAAATACACCAAATGGACAAATTGTTAAGTGTTTGATTGATGAGGGTGCAAGACTAGGTGTTTCTTCAAGGGGAATGGGAACATTAAAAGCAGACACAAAGAACTCTCAGATTGTACAAAAAGATTTTTATCTTGCAACCGCAGCAGATATTGTTGCAGATCCATCTGCTCCTAATGCTTTCGTAGAAGGTATTATGGAAGGAAGAGAATGGATTTGGGATAATGGACTTTTGCGTGAACAAGATATAGAACGGGCAAAGAATAATATTCTAAAAGCCTCTTCCAGAAAACTTGAGGAAGTAAAAATAAACGAGTTTAAAAATTTATTATCAAAGTTGTGATATTATAAATATTACTACAGTAAACGAAATATACCATTAACTATTAGGAGTATCAAGTTCTATGGAAAATACAACTCAAGAAGAAATTCTGGAAGAAACTGAGCAAGAAGGACTTGTTGAAGCTCCAGAACAAATTGAAGAAGAAGAAAAAGAAGAAATTGTTGCAGAAGCACCCAAAGCAAAAGTCAAAGAAGACGATGACGAAGACGAAGATGATGATGACGAAGAAGAGGAAGAAGAGCAAGTAAAGAAAGAGGAATAAAAGTTCCTTCTACTAAATCTGCTATGATCAAAGCCCTTTTCGATAAAGTCAATGGTCTGAAAAAAGAAGAAGTTTCTGCAAAATGGAAAAATCTTATGGATGTTGCAGAAGCAGAAGATCTTGGGGGCCCAACACCAGATGATTCTGATCCAGAAAAAGATGAAGTTGGTAAAAAGAAAAAGAAAATGAAAATTTCCATGCCAGAAATCAATGTAAAAGAAGATATCGATGCATTGGTTGAAGGTGAAGAACTCTCAGAAGAGTTTAAGACTAAAGCTTCTACCATCTTTGAAGCCGCAGTTCACCAAAAGGTGATGGAAATTGCAACCGTAAAGATTGATGAACTCGAAAAAGAGTATCAAACCAATCTTCAAGAAGAGATTGTTTCATTCCGTGACGAATTGACTGAAAAAGTCGATGGTTATCTCAACTACGTAGTTGAAGAGTGGATGAAAGAGAACGAACTTGCACTCGATAGTTCATTGAAAAGCGAACTTACTGAAGAGTTCATAGGCGGACTTAAAAATCTCTTTACTGAACATTATATTGAAGTTCCAGACGAAAAAGTTGACATCGTTGAAAGCCTTTACGACAAGGTTGAAGAACTTGAAGGAAAATTGAATTCTCAAATTGATGATAACGTTCAAGTTACAAGTGAACTTAACGAGTATCGTAAGGACAAGATCTTAGAAGAAGTTTGCGAAGACCTTGCAGACACACAATCTGAAAAGATGAAAACTCTTATAGAGGGTGTTTCTTACGAAAATGATGCAGATGATTTTGAGAATAAAGTTAAGACGATTAAGGAAAGTTATTTCCCGAATCAAACAAAACAGGATGAAAATGTTGAACAAGAAAGTGATGGATCATCTGATGGAGAAGAAGTTTCTGACCCTAAGTTGAATAACATCATGGAAGCATATAGTAAAGCTATTGCTCGTAAATAATAATTTTTAAATATTTTTTAACAATATAAGGAGTTTAAAAAATGCAACTCTCAGAAACAATTAATAAAAAGTGGGAGCCAGTTCTGGATCATCCAGATCTTCCTAAGATCAGCGATCCATATCGTAGAGCAGTTACCGCTATGTGTCTTGAAAATGTTGAAAAACAGTATTCTCAAGATCAAGGTGGTGCAGGACTCTTGATGGAGGCAACACCTACTACTGTGATGGGTCTTACAGACACATCCGCATCATTAGGTGGTAGTGCAGGAAACCAGACTCATGTAAGTGCTGACTTTGCAGATCCAGTTTTGATCTCAATGGTTCGGCGTGCAATGCCTCAACTCGTAGCATACGATGTTTGTGGTGTACAACCTATGTCCGGCCCAACTGGATTGATTTTCGCTCTCAAGAGTCGAGTCAATGACATGACAGGTGCAGAAATGCCTGGAGTCAATGCCGATACTGTTGCAAGTGAGTCAGGTACTTCAAATACAGGTGATACTGTTAAGACGCCTGGTCTTTTGATTACCGCTGCTGACGGTACTGGACAAACCCAAACAGAATTCGCTGCATCAAGTGCTCTGGAAACAGACGGTGGTGAGGGCGAT